ATTAAACTTCAACTCACCAAGCAATCTTCTTTGCTCAGATGCCCACTTCTCATCACGACCAGGAATCTCCCAATACGGAATGAATAAATTGACGAATCCATTTCTATCGTTCTCTGCGTCATTCCAGAACTTCCAAAAATGATTGTATCCTAGTGGAGTAGAACTTAACAGAATCTTTGTCGTTTCACCAGCAGAAATCGTAGGATAAACTGAAGTAAAGAATTGTTCTGCTACATTGTTCGGTATGATTGCGGCTTCGTCAACGTACAGCAAGTTAACTGACTTACCACGAATACCTGATGCGCTTGTTGCGGCTGTGAATACGATTGAACCATTCTCTAAAGCAATGTCACCTTTGTTCCATGTAGTGACACCTTGCTGGAGCCATGTAGGAAGATTTTCATACATGATTTGATAACGATATAAAACTTCTCTAGCCGCAGTCGCTTTGTTTGCTAGAATTGCTACAGTCTTGCTTCCTTGAAACAATGTGTACCATAAAATGTATGCCGCAGATGTTGTTGTTTTACCTTGCTGGCGACCCTCCATAAGAATAACTTTACGATTGTCATGGATAACTTTTACTTTATTCTTTTGACAATCGTATAGTTTGAATGGCTGAAGCCCGTGATCTAGCGTGACAATCTTACAATAACTTTCAATGAAGTATATTGGATCGTCAGCACACTTCAGGTATTCTTCAATTTGATCTTTTGTAAAATTGAGAGGAACACCAGATGCTTTTAAAAAAGAATTTCCTAGATAGGATTTAGCTGTCATCTCTTACCAATTAATTTTTGTAGTTCTGCTGTGCTACCAACAAACAATGCATTCGTTACGTGCTGTGGTTGTTGCGTATCGTCTTTTTTACTTTTCAAATCTTTTACTTTTTTACCTAAGTCCAACAAATCTTTATTCGTGTCTGATAACGTTTTAATTAACTGACCAACAACTTCGTATGCCCTTGGAGACTCACCCTCTTTTGCTAAGAAGATAATGTTTTCCATAGCAACTTTGCCTTGCTCAATGAATAGCTTTAGATTTTCTCTAGCATATTCATAGTCAGCATCAATAGATTCATCATTTGGTGCGCCAGTAGTTTCTTTTGGTTGTTCTACTACTACAGGTACCGATGCTTGTTCAACAATCTTACCTTGCACATCAAAAATGTCATTCAATTTATCATTAACAGATTTTTTCATGTATTATTTGTAATTGTTTCACTAACGTTAAATTCGGAATCACCACTAAATGATTGTATATTTATGATGTTAGAATTAATCCCATTTGTTAGTGAAGTGTTAACATCTGCATTCGAAATATATTTGAACTTTCTGCTAGGACCAAATAGATATCCTTTAATCGTAAAATCCATCTGCCATGAAAGAACTCTACGTCCATCAAAGTCGCCTTCATATGAATCATCGACACTTACGTTGGTTAATTCAATTGGTATATCCATATTAATTCCTAATTCAGGAACAAGTTTCATTGTAACAATCCAGTCTGGTGTGAAGAATGGAATAATCTGTTCTACAATTTGTGTACCATCTTCTGCATATCGAACTAATGCATATAAAGAAAAGTTAATGTCATATGGAACTGGTGTGTAAGTATAACTAAAATCATTACCTCCAGTATTGAGTCCTTTTACAATTTTATGTGCGCTATTCAATTTTCTTTGAGGCGCATATGTGATGCTGGTAAACTCAAAACCCATTCTAGGAAGAGTAACAGCAATTTGACGATTCAATGTCGGATCGCCTAAAACACGCTGAACAAATTTCTGCTTAGGCGAATATTCAATAGGAACGCTGATTGTTTGTTGTTTAATTCCGTCTGCATCATATCTTTCGACTTGAATTTCATTAAACAAGTTTCCAAACATAACAACATAGCGCCTTAACGTGCCATGGTAAAAATCGTGACCGAACATCATATTAATAAGTCCTTGTGAGTGCAAATGGATTTTGTTCAGAGAAGTCGAGAATATCTCCATCAATGATTTTTTGTCCAATTACTTCGTTATCTGCGGAAACTTCAAATGGTATGACTGTATCTCCTTCTGCAAGGAGTCTAGTGCCATCTTCTAAAGCAAAAATACTACTGTCTGTTTCATTCAATATTTTCTCAATATTATCAGTAGAAAGACTGTATTGATCTTCGATTGCATCGATCTCTGCAACACCAGTATCAAGTTTTTCGCTAGAGTATTCAAATCTATCACAACGCATTTCGAATGTGTATACGTCACCTAACTGATAAAAATTTTCAATGTTCTCTGCAAATTTAATTTCGTACATATAACCAAGCAAAGGAATCCAAATTAAGTCTCCCTCTCTTGGTCTTAAAATATCTGTGTAGTCATATGTTTGCATATCTATGAGATATCCATCATCTTCATTTCGAATGTTATATCCATACTCAGTATTGATTAGTGGTTTAAGTGATTCAATAAATCTATGCTGTGCAACAAGAAACGTAATCGATTCGTCAATTTGAAGACCAAATTTAGATAAGAAATCTTCTTGTCCTTGAAAGCCATCAAAACTCTTGACGTACATTTCCATAGACAATGCATCTTCGTATTTTACTAATCCATCTTCACCATAAATTTTATCCAAGTTGACTTGTGTTCTTGGAATGTAATATCCATCTATACCATAAATCTTTATAGCTTCAGAGACTAAACTATGAATTAAATTTTGCTCTTGTTTTACAAAAGCATATTGATTGAAATAACGATTACGTGCCATGTGATTAGCCTAGCATGTCAGTAACAGGCAATGAATATGAACTAATCATCTCTGATTCCATCGTCTGTAATTCATCTACCGCTTCGTCCCAAATTTTCTGTCCGTTAAAAGAAACTCCACCTGGCATTGAAATACCTTCAAACTTTTTCAAGTTTTCACCCCATTGTTTTTTAATTAATGCTGTAGTATATTTTTGAAGCCATCTGTCGTTATACATATCTGTGTATACATCTGGATCAATTTTTTGATACGCTTCGATAATGATGTATTCACCAAGAACAACTTTTTCACCCCAAGCAATGTCAACATATAGTTTATTTGAGTGACGTTGAAAACGAATCGCTTGTTTACCAACAAATAACTCTTCTGCTAAAGCAACGTTCTGCAATGCCATGTAGTATGGTGCAAAAGGACCTGTGTTGAAAGCAAACAAATCGTTCAATGCAATCTGATATCTTAAATTGAACAGATTGTTTGTAGAATAACTATTGCCTAATGGAAGAATATTGATTACACCAATGACAGAATCATCTATTGAAAGATACTTGTTATCAATGTCTGTTTGTGTAACTTGATGTGCCAGATAGACTTTTTCTGTTGCGTCATAGTGATAGTCGTAATAATATGAAAGTGCAATTTCTATGCAGTCTTCAACTTGATCGTTATCCACGTTTATCTCTAAGAGAGGCGCACCCAATCTTCTAAGGCAGAATTCCCTAAACTCATCTCTAGATGCCGGCTTGCTTGTACTCATTTAATGTGCCCCTTAAAATGTCTTTACTCTATTTATCATTACCAAATATTGCATTTCAAGTTTGCTTGATTTTGTCTGCTAAATAATGTATAATATTATAAACGAGGTGATATACATGGAAAGACTAGAAGGTTTTGTTAAAAAAGGTTGGGGTCACGAATTGATTTGGGCTACCAACGATAAGTATTGCGGTAAGTTGATGAAGTTCAACAAAGACGCAAAATTCAGTATGCACTTCCATGCTGAGAAAGATGAGTCTTGGTATGTGTTAGATGGTTTATTTATGATTAAATTCATTGAGACTAAAGACGCAAGTCTGCATGAGGTGATGCTGAAAGCAGGAGAAGTTTGGCGCAATCGTCCTCTACAACCGCATCAAGTTATTTGCCTAGAAGAAGGCACAATCATAGAAGTTTCCACACCAGATAGTGTTCAAGATAATTATCGTGTTCTGCCTGGAGACAGTCAGCAGAACAAGGAACAATAATGATACTTGTCACCGGCGGATTTGGATTTATAGGTTCAAACTTAATCAAATCATTAAACGCAAGAGGCATCACAGAAATCGTAGTTGTCGATGATTTGGCTGACGGCAATAAAATGATGAATCTAAACGGTGCAACGTTTGGCGATTACTATGATGCTGATTCATTCTTTGATACGTTCTCTGATTGGGAAAATATCAAGTTTATTTTTCATGAGGGTGCAATCTCTTCTACTAGAGAACTAAATGGAACTTTGTTGATGAAGAGAAATTTCGATTTCTCTGGCAAAATTTTACAAAAAGCATTTGAACATAAGATACCATTACAGTATGCATCTAGTGCAAGTGTCTATGGACAAATGCCTCCGAATTTTTTGATTGCTGAAAATATGCCAATGCAACCTCAGACACCATATGCATTCACTAAATACTTGTTCGATAAAAAGATCATCAAATTAATGGGGTCTGAACACTTCGATAAGTTTGAATTTAACATTCAAGGCCTCAGATACTTTAATGTATATGGCAATAATGAGTTGCACAAAGGTGACCAAGCAAGCCCAATCACTAAATTCACTAAGCAAGCAAGAGAGACTGGAAAGATAATAATCTTTTCTGGTTCAGAAAGCATGTTTAGAGATTTTGTTTGTGTAGATGATGTTGTTCAAGCAAAGTTAGATTTAGCATTCAATAAAATGAGTAGCGGTATTTTTAATATAGGCACTGGCCATGCAGAATCTTTTGCTAGGGTTGCAGAAATTATTGCACATAGAGAGAATGCTAGAATTGAATTTATACCTTTTCCTAAAGAGTATGGAGATAAGTATCAGCATTGGACTTGTGCAGATTTAAGTAAGTTGAGAGAAGTCGGAATTCAAACGAAATTCAGAAGTATAAATGAATATTATCAAATTGCATAGGAGTTAATAATGGGAAGATTTTCAGTAGATAGAAGCATGAACGTTGGTGGACAACCACCATCACCTACTATGCCACAGACGCAACAGTATGGCACACCATATGGACAACAAAACTATGGTGCACCACCTCAACAAG